AGTTATATCTTTAACCGACCTTGACCCCTGTCCTTGATATGTCCGTCCCGGTTGCCCGAATACCTCACCAGGTATCTGAAACCCAGTAGGATACTCGATAGGTTCGCCTGTTATTATCGACCTTATAAATGCTTGGTCGATAGCCTGATTAAATTCAGGATACATCCTTAGTTCATATAAAGCCTGATTTACTGCCGTTCTGACGGGTATTCTGTTAGGATCATTAGGATCTATCGGCCATGCTAATCCCACCAGTTCGTTGATCCTGTCATCCAGGTCTTGTGGAATTTGTTCCATCCAGTCTTCCGGCGTATATGCCTGTGCCATATATTGCTCGGCATCTGCTGTTCCTACAAGGAATTTGGGGCTCCTGTATGGTTCTGCCATTTATTGCTCCTCACTCAACATTCTCATAATCTCACCAGGCCCACCGACCATATCTCCAACCATCCTGACCATCTCTGGATTCTGGCTGTTAATTATAAGATCCCGTATTCTCTTAGTTGCTTCTTTTCTATTGGGCATTTCTTCCATGCCGGGCGGTACAGGCATAAGTGCTATAAGAGCGTCCTTCTGATATTCCATTGAGTTAACGATCTGCTCTGCCATTATGGTGGTATAACTTTTCTTAGCCAAGCATCGGCCCCCCATTCTGTCCCGGCCCCATCGGTGATCCCATCGGTGATCCCATAGGTGGCCCTGCTTCTGGCCCCATTGGTGGTGCGCCTTCAGGCCCCATTGGCGGTGCGCCCTGCGGAGTCGGTGGCATACCCATCTTCTCGGCCCACATCTTCTGCACCTCGGCAAATATCATGGCCTGTATCTGTGGGTTACCCATAGCCTGCTGTATACCAGGTTCTGCGAGAGTACGCTCCATGAGTTCATCCTGTGAAGTAGTAAGCATTGGAGGCATATTCTCTAAGAAAGTCTTGTAATCTATAGCACCCGGTGAGCCGTAAGGCCCGGGAGCCCCTCTCAGGGACATAAGAGTTTCAAGCCGTGCCGTCTGCTCCATCGGGTCACTGGCCTCGATATCCGCATCGAAGACGTAGTTACCCTGGAAATCCTCACCTGTAACGGTGAAGTCATTCATAACACCATTGATAGTACCTCTCATGGTAACTGGGTCTTTATAGACCTCAACGAGTTTAGCCATATTACCGACATCGAGAGACGCAACATGGTTAATCTGCTGAATGGGATTATTAAATACCTGCCTTGCCTTGGATGTGATCTGTGCATGCTGTGATGCAGTCTCCACACCGGGCAGCTTAGCTCCACCGAGTATCTCTCCAAAGGTTCCTGCCTCGATATCACCCTTAATAGAACCCCAGAACTGGAAGAACCATGCCGGTACATTGGGAACATCTTCCCACCTGACGGCCTTTGATATGTCATCACCAAGCCCACCGATTACCATCTGTGAGCCGTACAATTCATTGAATTCCTGTGCATCCATAGATGTGAGTACATGCTGGAATGCCATTCGGAAGATAAGGTGATTGATAGAAGTAGCCTGTAAAGCCTCAGCTCTCATCTGGCTGTATATGCGCCGTAAAAACCCGACACACATACTGCTGAGAGCATCGGTATCTTCGTATTCCGTATCACGCCCTAACCCGAGAAACGCCTGTGAGAAAGGTACGAACCCGTAAGGGTTCTCCTTTTCATCTATGATAATCGGGTTATCTGCACTATCAACCATTACAACATGCTGATCGAGGCTCCAGTAAGTAAGCACATCGACCTCGTCATACGGTCTGCCCTGAAGATCAGAAGCCTTATCGGGGTAAGTATTCCACAAATGCTTCTTTGCCCTGCGGCTTCTGAGATACCCGAAGGTAGGCTGTTTCATCTCTGCCGGGTCAAGAAGTATCTTGGACGGATGAGGCACCTGCACGACAAACGGATATATCTGCTTCAGTGACTCGGCACGTTTATCCATCAGCTTATCGTAATCCTTACGCCTTTTACTGGGATTAAGAGGCCACAAGGCATCGTCCCATATGGGTCCGTACTTATTGGCATAGCCGTAGAGTGCCAGATGCTTACCGAAAGTCTTGTAAGGCGGCACCATGCTGAAGCGGTTAAGACCCCTTGCAGCGAGTGTAGCCCACTTACTAAGCATCTCTGCCTTCTTCTGTGCGCTTTCCCCTTTACCTATCGGGGGTCTTTTCACCATTGTTTCAGATGTAATGAACTGGTCTGCGGCCTTATTTATCTTGTTATTACCACTTGCGGGTACTATCTTCTGATTATCCGAGATCCACTCGGGAACCTCGATAGATATATTCCCCTCGTAGTAATCACCGTCTTCTTCCCAGTTACGGTGCGTACCGCCCCACACATCGTTCAACAGCTGCCGGGATTCTTCCTTCAGATAATCTATATCGTGTATTGGCATCAGATCGCCCTTATAGCCCCTCCTCCAGACATGCTGCGGGAAGGGGCTGTATCAAAGAATTTGAGAGCCTGTGATAACTGGTCTACCTGGTCATCGTACCGGCCACCAGGAAAGGAACTGACCTCATCTATGAAATCATATACCCACTGCTGACCATTTGGAAGCCATACCCTGCCGTCCTCTATGAGATGAAGCCGTGCCTTGAGCCTTGCGATCTTGTCCTTGGTACCGGGCTTCTCGGGTTTCAGGGGCAGGTTCGTATGCTTCTCAAGGGTTTGTATCATGTTAACAGACGGGCTTGCATCTTCCACCAGCACATATCTCGGCATATCCCTTGCTGCTAAAAGCTTCATCTTCGTTAGCAGTTCATCCCCCTCGAGCCTCCAGTGACCTGCGTCTATTAAGTAATATCCGTTCTCCGCACAGCCCCATGCACCATATGCACTGAAGTCACCACCCTTTCTTCCAGTGGATAAGTCCCATGAATGGATGATGTATTTAAACTCAGGTGGATTCTGAGCGTTATAAAATCGCCACCAGTCCCTCTTAACCAGTGAACCCGAAGCAGCCTGCGGATTGCACATATAAGTCAAGGGAAACAGCCCTGAGTCTATAATCGTTCCATCGGGTAAAGAGGTGACTTTTCTATCCCTGATCTCCTGTATCCTGTCATCAGGAAAGACCAGTGGGCATAAGAGACTGCCCCAGGGATATTCACCTTCCACTGGCTGCTGAATAATCTTAAAGCCCATATCCTTGAGAGTTGGAGTCAGGTCTTGCTCACCCCATCTCGTCCAGATGGCTTTTATAGTACCGCCCCTCTGCCTTCTGTCCGAAAGAACACCCACTAACAGATCCCTCTGTCTCCGCATAACGGCATCCGAGGTTACATCTGTCTGGTTCGTAAGGTCATCAAGCAATATATACTTCGGATGTAATCCCTGGTAAGGGCCGTCCCACCCGGTAGCAAATATACTGGGGTCCGGATTCGCCTGTGCCTCTAGGGTCTGCCTTTCGATGAAGGTAGCTTCCTGTGACCATGACTTCCCCTTGGCAGGTATCACATCAGGGAACACTTCCTTATAACGGGTATTCTTAGTAATAGTCTCCTGTATGGAAACATTCTGCCTCATGGCCTGCGTTGCCGTATTCATCACATACAGCATCGTAATGTCCCTGTCTTTACCCAGGACCCATTCCATGTACCATCTCAGCAGTGTGGACTTAATAGACTCAGGAGGTGCTATGATCAGTGAGTCACGGCCTTCTTTCTGTAACTCCTCCTGCCAGAACATCAGGTGATCACATAATGTCCTCTGCCCTAATATCCTCTCAATCGTGTCCCCATGCACATACTCGCAATATACAGGAAAGTCATACTTAGCAAGCCGGGACTGAACACTCTCCCGCCCTACCATTACCAATTACTTCTTCCCCTTTTTCACCGCCTTCTTATATGCAGCCATCCCCTTCTTCGTATACGGAAATTTCTTCTTGCCTATCTTCGGCATATCAGTATCTCCTTTTTCACAGGGCTATCTTTTGTTTCAACCTAACCTCCGATAGCCCTTCTCTATAAGCGGAGGTGAGGTTAGAACTTCTTTGCATTATATATATTATTATAATA